TCCTTGTTCTCTCCAATCTATACTATCAAGCCTAGTCATGAACTTAAACCATATATAAAAAAATATAAACCATATTATTTAGTTTATTATATTCCAATCTATTTTAACCTCTGCACTTTTTATGTGTACTTTATTTATAAAAAATATACACACTTCTTTTTTTTCTTCTAATGAAATAGATTGCCAGTTATCTACTTTATCAAATATCTCTTCTTTAGAATGAGTCTTAGCTTTTACTATTACTTCTTTTTTTATTTCTGAAATAAGTAAATTCTTTTGACTATCTAATTCAGCTATTTTTCTATCAATATATGTCATCGTAAGAGCACTCGTTTTTGTTAATTGTATCATTAAGTTTTCAATTTGTTCTTCAATTTCTAATATTCGTATTTTAGCTTTGTTTTGTTTAGAGTCCTTGACTTTTGTTTCAGGTAAAGTCGATCCTCTACTTATTTCTACCTGTTTAAAAATATATTCTTCTACAATAGTTTCTATATCTTCTACATGTATAGGTTTATCAAACCCATCACAGATTTTATAGTTACTTTTACCACGACAACTGAGATATTTATTCTCCCGGGACGTAACTACGCTAATAGAATATCCACAACATCCACATTTCATTATGCCACTTAACCAAGTATATTTACCTTTACCGCTATTTTTTATTTGTTTATTTTTATCAAGTTTATATTGACAAGATAACCAAATGTCCGCATCCACAACTCCTTCATGTAATGCAATAGATAAAGTATGGTCTTTTACATTTGTATATTTTCTTTCATTAGATTCACGCTTACCATATAGGTAGCATCCATTTATTCCTACAAAGTCTGATAAGTCATTAGTAATTATGCTCCCTTTATTTTTATAGTAGGAATAAACATCAGCATTACCTTTTACATATATGGGACTTCTTAATATTCTACTTATTTTACCACTATCCCAAGGTTTACCTTCTGCTGATAATACTCCTTTGGAATTTAAATAATCACTTATCTTCCCTAAACTCATATCTGTTGTTGAATAAAGGTCATACATATTTAATAAATGCAAAATTTTTTCATTATCATTTTTAAAAGTATATGTTTTTTTGCCTTCAAGATGTGTTTCTATCTTAACAAAGCCATAAGGAGCACGTCCACCCATATACATTCCTTTTGATCCTCTAGCATAATAATTATCTTTTACACGTTTTTGAATAGTCTCTCTCTCGAGTTGTGCGAATACCATACAAATCGAGATCATAGCCATCCCAATTGGGGAAGCTGTATCAAATTTTTCGTTACATGAAACAAAGCTAACATTATATTTTTTATAAAAATCTATAATGTTAGCAAAATCTAAAAGGTTTCTTGAGATTCTATCCAGCTTATACACAATAACTTTTGTTATAGAACCTTCTTTTATATCTTTTTCCATTTCTTTAAATTTTGGACGATCTGTATTCTTACCTGAAAACCCTTTATCTATATATGTCTTAATTTCCTCATCAATTACCTCTCTCTTGCAGAAATCAACTTGACTTTCTATAGATATACTATCTTTTTTATCTACTGACTGCCTCGCATAAATAGCTATCATTTTATCACCCTTTTGTTGATTATTTTATTATCTATAATTATACAATGTTTTATTCTTGTGTCAATCTATTTTATTATCACTGAAGAAAATATTGTATAATTTTTCAAGAACTATTTCATTAACTTTTTCTTGTTGTTCTGGAGTGTAATCTGGATAATTATTAATTACTTTAAATCCATTTTTATACGTAACTTCCTGTGCCATATTATCCTCCCAATATTGCTTATTTTATTTATATGAAAAGAAGAGAATATTAATTACTCTCTTCTAAAGTTTCAGAATATTCGTATTTTAAATCCTTATAGAAAAGCTTTATCTCTGTTTCAATTATTGTTTTAAAATAATTATGTTTAAACTCTCCGTCATAGTTTTCATATTGCAACATATTATATTTATCATTTAATATCTTCAGACTATCAAAAGTATAAAGATAAGATAAATAATCAACTGCCATAAAGCAACATTCTCTTTTATTCTCAACTGAATTCTCATGTAGTAAATCATGGTTAAAATCTGTTACAGGAATTAAGTTCATTAAATTGTTGTTCCCTCTATAAACTAATGGGAATATATGATGAGTTACAGATGCTTTTAATGACCAATCATATGGCATGTCCCAGTACCCATCATTCTCTTTATATTTCCTGTAGAATTTCCCATACCTTATTCTTCCAATCCTACTGAAATATTTTCTACTTCCATCATCAGGGTCCTTAGGAGGGAATTCTTCATCATATAATTTATATACATTTTTGCTATAATCCCACATTGTAGATGCTTTCTTAACTTCTTCTGTTATATCTACTCCATAAATATCCTTTGTGTATTCTATAGCCAACTCAGGACTATAACATCTTCCATCCATTGTCACTAGATAATTCCTAATTGGTATTTTACCTACTCCTATAAATTCAATCATTAAGCTGCACCTTCTTTAAAATTCTCAGCATGTATTCTCATTTTTTCATAAACATCTTTCAACTCATCATCAAACACACTAATTCTAATCTCAGTCCTTGGATGTTCCTTGTCTATATCTCCAACAATTATCAAAGGATTTATATGATTATAATTATCATCTACATAGAAATGAGATTTTACAGCTAGTCCGTCATTCAAGAATTTAATTCCAGCTGATATATTATCTAAATCTCTATTAGCTTTTGTTTCTCCGAATACTCTCCACTCCATTAATGAATTAGATATATTCAAATCTGTTAAATTATATTTAGCTGCGATCCATTCACCTAATTTACCGTATTTTTCTTTCTTAGCATTCATAGTCATTCTGCTTGGAATAATTAACACTTCATTTAACGACATGACACCATATAAACAATCCTTCATTACATAATCCTTTTTATTAATTGAAGCCTTTTTAGTTACTTGTTTTTTACCTTTTGTTAGTTTAGGTGAACCATCCTTATTGAACACTTTTACAGTTTCAAGTCTTGCAAATGGTAGCGTTCTACATTTAGGATGTTCTAATAAATACTGCAAATGGTATTCATGAATTAATGGTTTATCTATTATGATTTTATAAGTTTTTATAATATATCCTCCTTTCGTAATATTATCTTTTAATTACCAAATACTTTTTTATACGTTAAACATTTCTCACAGTAGAATACATCATTACCATGCTCATTTGTTCTTAAGAATTTATAAATATGGTCACAATGTTTAGGTATATCTGCAAATGCTGATACTGGTACAGTTCTATCTGATTTTTTATCATTACAATGTATAGTCATAATATACCTCCTATTTCTTTTCTCTACATACTGCTCCATTTAAAAATCCAACTATAAATCCTATTATGAATCCTATCATCACTCTTCCTCCTTTAAATTAATTGTTTGGTATTGCATATGCTTTTTCCTTTCCATGTCCACAACACATGCTAGAATATCCGTCATGCCATCCTAGACACGCATCTGAACCATCTTTATTTGGCATCTTCCCACAACGAGTACATTTACGTTCTTCTTTATTTAAAGGAACTCCGTCTGCATAAACCCATTCATTATTAATATATTTAATTAAATTACCTCTACTATATCCTGTAACCATAATATTCCTCCTCTTTTATTCGTAGATTTATGCTATACTATTGTCAATATAAATATGGAGGTGCTGTTAATGCCAATAATCATATGTCATCTAAAGAAAATCTGTAAAGATAAAGGTATATCCGAAATTGCAGAATTACGAGCAATAACTGGATTAAGTTTACCTATCCTACATAGAATGCTAGATAATGAAAATGCTGATAAGATTAGTCTTGGAAAGTTTGTAAAAATTTGTAACACGATGAATATTTGCATTTATGATTTGATTGAATTTACTGATAAAACTTATAAATTTTAAATTACTTTACTTCCCTTAGATTTATTAATTTTGATGAACCATCACTCATATTCACCCTAGCTTGAAATTTAAATAAAGATGAGTTTTTACTAGCAATTGTAATTCCATTCTCAATCATGTACTTATTTTCATCGGCAATCCTTAATTGTTTAACAATAAATTTAAATGATTCCTTTGTCATAGTCATGGAAATAGGAATCGGCTCAGAAGCGTCTAATTGCTTTTGTAATTCTGCCATTTGTTCTTGATTAACTTCATTCATAATATATACTCCTTTGGTAGCAGGATACCAGCCTTATAATATTATCCTTTAATTATCATACTATTTATTTCAGTTTAAATTCAACTAATTTTAATGAGTTTCCTATTATTGTTCCACTGGCAAAAGTATCATTTATAATTTTTCTAACCTCCTCATTTCCTTTATCCCATTTGTTAATCACATCTGTTATTACTTCTCCAAATGTTTTGTTAATATCAATATTTAATTGTTTCATAATATCCTCCTTTTACTCTTATAAATCCTGTGCTTTATTTAATCAATATCAATTCCTCAAAGTATGGCAATTGTTCACACCACTTACAAAATGTATCTTGCCATTCTGATTTAAGTCTATGATTCTTTCTCTGATTATATATGCTCCTAATTTCAGCATAATTAGTATTTACCGTTCTTAATTGTAGGAAGCCCTCATTTAATATTCTTTTAGCAGAAGCTAATAGTTTATTCTTTTCTAGTTGGTTAGATTGAGCAAAATACATATCTTGTAATACATTTAG